GTTTCATGTTCTTTATACTTTATAATAGTATAATCTTTTATTTCAATTTTTTAAAAATCATTATATAAAGCAATGTCGCTCGGAATAAACCATCGTTTTCCATTTTTGCGAATAGAATTATAATATCTTAACAATACTTCTTGTAAAATACATATTTCATCTCCAGACAAGTTTTTCGTATTTTGTTTGTTAAATGTTTCTTGGCCGCCACCACCACCAACACCACCTACAATTTTATTTAAATTGTCCACTTTAATACTCTTGATTGCCTGGTCGCATCGCGCGCCTGAATTGCGTTTTGAACTCATGTCTTTTGTTTTAAACACCATGAATTTATTTTTGCTTTCATATCCAATAAATCCAACCATGACACCGAGTTCTCCTCTGTCAATCTGCCATTTGATTGCCTCGGGGCTTTTTAAGATTTCTCTCTTTTCTTCTAATCCTGTTTCAATCCAAATATTCGTTTGCAATGTAAACACAATGTCTTTTTCTTTTGGTTTCATATTGTCGTGCAATAAAATAACAGTGATTGGCTTTCTAGATTTGCGTGCAATTGTTAGACTGTGTCTGAAAAAATATTCTTTTGCCAACATTTCAAAACTACCCTCTTCTACTTGTTCTAATGAATATACATAATTCAAGACAGCATACTTTTCTTTAAATTGCAACACATCAAACATGTGTTCTATGAAATATTCCGTCATTGTGTCTGCGCTAATTAGTGGCTGTATTTTTAGTAAATCAGCCAACTCGGGTGCTCTCATTTTATTCATGATAATTCCATAATACAAATACCAGACATCCGGCACATCCTTGGACACTTTTTGATTCGGGTCTCTTTTATATGTTAAAAAAGAATCATATATATTTTTCAGTGCAGTAAATGTAGAATTCTCTTCATGTAGTTGTTCGGCCATAATATTTCTTTTGTCAATCACCTGCTTGGTAAGGTCGTGTTTAATGGTGAAATGTATGGATTTATGTTTGTATTGAACGGGAACACTTCTCTCAAAGAGAGAAACATGAGGATTCATCAATTCTTTTGGTTGAAACAAATAATATTCGCCAATGTTGATTAGATGACCCGGTCTTCCATATTTATCTATAATGGGTTCTAAATTGTCAATCATAAATGTAAGTGCTGCGTATTTTTGAACAAGAGGATATTTTTTAGGAATGTCAATTAAATCAAACAATGCGCGTTTTATGTAAAAGAAGGATTCTTTAAAGAGCATTTTAATTCTTTGGTTGATTCTCTCTGAATTAAGCATGATAAATTTTTCATTATAAGTGTCTTCGTTTAAATTGTATTCGTCTATTTCTACAGATGGCATGCAATTATAATGGCAATTTTTCATGTAATCGCATGCAGCAGAATATGGTTGATCGCCTATTTTAAAATCCCGTAGTTCCATTCCATTTGAAAGATATTGTGTAATGTTACCTTCTATTTTATCACTCATAATCTCTTGAGTAAAATTTGTTTGGCTATGATTAATAATACAATCCACTGCGGTTTCTTTTAAAACGCGACTTACCTTGCCGATTTGAATAGATTTGCGTTCTGCAATGCGATATACATATAAATCTATTGCTTCTTCTTCTTTATTTTCTAACATTGTGCCGTGTAAAAAAATCTGGACATTTCTCTCTTCAAAGGGTAAATCTTTATGACTGACATTACGAACTGCTCGTCCAATAATTTGTTCAATGCGATTCATGTTATACCATGGTTCTAATATATGAACTTGACGAATGAATTTTAAATCAATTCCTTCTGTTCCTGCTCTCGAAACTAAAATCACCTTGACTCTTTCGCCGTGTTTATTCTTCTTATCTGTCACTTCTTTTACGAGAGAAACATTGTCTGGCGACAATATGACATTTCCAGTAATCATTGCATATTTCGCGGGTTTTGCAGATTGAGAGGGGCGTTTATTTTTCAAGAGCGATTTTCCGTCAAATTTGGAAAAGCCTTGTTCTTCTAATGCAAGAGCCATTGGTATTAATCCTGCATCAATATATTGTGAATAAATTAAAATGATGCCTTTTGATTGAATGATGGATTTCATGATTGACTCTATTTTAAAACTATATTTACCGATTTCATCAAGAGAGAAAATACGGCCATATTTTGCTTCAATGCGGGGATTGTATTCATAGTTTGAATAATTTTTGAAATCCATGACTCGTTCAAGACCTTGTTTGCCGACTAATTCTTCCATGTTTAATGCGCCCCCTTTTTGTGAAGTTATGGAAGAAGTTGAATCCTCTGGTGATTCTATTAGTGAAATGGATTCGGATTCTTCTTCTTTTTCTTCTTCTTCTAATGGAGAATTTGTAGATTCAGGGGCTTCTTCTTCTTTTTTAGGTAATTCTTCTTCGGGTGATTCTTCTTCGAGTAATTCTTCTTCGGGTGATTCTTCTTCGGGTGAAAATGATTCAAGTTCTTCCAATGGTGACAACGAGGCAATTGGTGATGGCACAGGTGATGCTGACGACAATGATGATGGCACAGGTGATGCTGACGACAATGATGATGGTATGGATGAAACAGATGATACTACAGGTGATGATACAGATGGTGATTCTTCTTGTATTGCAGACTCTTCTTGTTGTATTGCAGGTTCTTCTTCTTGTATTGCAGGTTCTTCTTCTTGTATTGCAGGTTCTTCTTCTTGTGTCACAACTTCGGACGATGATGACTCCGATGATAATTCCTCAGATGATTCTGGAGGCGAGGATACAGGTGATACTTCTGGAGATGAAATAGATTCATCATCGGCATCGGCATCGGCAACAGTTTCAGCCGTCAATTCATCATGAGGATATGTCATAATAAGACATTCCAGTGGTCTTTGTAATAAAGCATAACCAAAAGTAATGGTCAATGCATCCTTTTTATTTCCAAGTTTATTTTTAATGTAATTATATGCAAGCGATTGATACGAACCGATTTTACCCAAATACACATTGATTATTTTTAAACGGTCCGAGTGCGCAATTTCATCGCCATTCATTTGAATGGTTGGATATTTGTTTCTTTTGTTAAAAAAAGTATGCTCCAAAGAAAAAGTATTTGGATAAACACGATATGGAAAAGTGTATGGATTTTCACCTCTTACAAAAGAAACATATCCTGTCGCCTTTTGTATTAATTTTTGTTTACCTCCTTCTATAAAATTGCCAGCAGAATCAAATATATCCTTTTCTTCTATGGTAGATCGTCTATCATTGATATTCATTAAATTTAATAGCCAAATAATTTCTTCATATGTGTTAAACATGGGTGTTGCAGACAACAACAACAATCGCAAATTATCCGCCGATTTTACCAATAATTCCAAATTAGTTGCAACTAATTTAATTTTTTCATTTGTATCTGTAACACGAATATTGTGAACTTCGTCTATAATAATTAAACGATTGTCAAATTCGCGTTTCAATCTGTCTTTTTGGGTCTTTGGATTTCCTGAACCGGCTTTTCTCAAAATAAAATTCGCGAATTCTATATAACCTACAAATAAATATGAATTCGTTATAATGGCATTAATTTCAGAGATAATTTTCTCTCTTGTTAAATTTGTAGCATTAATCTCTCGTAACAATTTATTTCCAATACAATTTGTAATATTCCAGACACCATTTTCTTCCTTTAATTTCCTTTCATCAAATAATTGAAGGCGAAAATTCTCTTGAACAATTGCAGATGCAACAATGATTATTCTTTTCGAATGATTCATCTGTTTTAAATAATCGCGCATTTCTTCACTCACTCCAATCGCAGAACATGTTTTACCGCTGCCTAATCCATGATACAATAACAAACTATTATAAGGTGTTTGAAAAGAGAGAAAATTCTTGATGAATGCTTGGTGTGGCGACAATTCAAAATCGGCATTGCTTAATTTTTCTGCATGTTGTTTAACATTCGCATGTATTGTTCCATCGTATTTCGTATCGTTAAATTCTGTTTTAGTTGCGATTTTTATGTTAAAATTAGGGTCATTTAAGTTCGGATATAAATAGGTGTTTTCACTTTCATCCAGTCCCTCTTTTAATTCTTTTCGCAATTTTATTTTATTACATTCTTTTGAAAATTCATTCTCAGTGCATGCTTGCAATGCTTCGTCAGAGTCTTGCGATTCTTCTTCCGATTCTTCGTCAGAGTCTTCTTGAGAGTCTTGCGATTCTATTTCGGATTCTTCGTCAGAGTCTTCTTGAGAGTCTTGCGATTCTATTTCAGATTCTTTGGCAGAGTCTTCTTCAGATTCTTGTTCAGACTCAGATGAAGAACTAGGAGTAGGCGGAAGCGAAGAAACAGATGAAGGCACAACAACAACAGGACTTGGACTAGGAATCGGGCTAGGAACCGGGCTAGGAATCGGCGCAGGCGGAGCAACAGCAAGTCCCTTTTTTTTAGGCTTGGACCTACAATATGTAGTTTTTCCTCTCACAACAATAGAACAATCTTCTTGCGTTCCACATACAGTTTCAGTCAATCCTTTGCATGAGGACATGATTAGTATAAACTATATTCATTTAATAATTTAGATATATTTGTAATTAATTGCTTTTTCTCTAAATTATACGGTCTAATATTTTCTAAACATTTATGAAAAGATTTCCACTCAATCTTGCTCACCTCGGTTTTTTGATAATTCAACATTTCATTATTCATTTCATTCGTATGCGCCAAAAAATACTTGTGTTTATATGATTTGTGGTTTGTCCCAATAAAGGTTTCTTCAAAAGGTAATATATTTTGAACTACACAAATATTATCGAGAGGAATCCCGGTTTCTTCTTCAAATTCTCTCAATGCGCATTCCAAATCCTTCTCGCGATTGTTTCGCCGTCCTTTCGGAAATTCCCATTCGGTTTCACTCCATGATGTCCCACTTTTATCAACAATCATTTGAAGCGTAACTATTTCTTCATTGACAACAATGCCACTTTTTATCATATCAAACTTTTTACTAGACATGACTTCTTCATTTAAATATTGATTGTTTGAAACATTTCCCCACATTAAATTCCACAATTCATTAAACGATAAAGACAATATTCTCTCTTTTTCAGAAAGAGACATTTCATCCACGATACTTTGAATGTGTTCAATGTTGTAAGGCGAGTATTTGCCTCTGATAAAATCTATATATCCAAAACTATCTTTTCGCCGTATCATCAAAAACTCATTGACATCGCTCTTCTTTCTAAACAATATTATTCCATAACTCATAATAGGATACTTGCAATTGTGGAACATGTGTCCACATTTTTTACAATTATTGCACACATTCATATAATATGTTAAAATCATCATGTTTTTATATTACATTTAGTTATATGGCCTTACCAGAATTAAATCCGGAAATTTGGGGGAAATGGTATTGGGGTTTTTTGCATACTATTGCAATTTCATATCCCTCCTTTCCAAATGCTGTAACAAAGAAAAAATACTACGAATTGATTCAAAATTTCCATATTTTTTTACCTATAGAACACATATCCACAAATTTTTCAAAATTAATAGAAACATATCCTGTTGCGCCATATTTGGACACGCGTGAAACATTTGTTAAATGGGTGCATTTTATTCACAATAAAATAAATGAAAAATTGGAAAAACCTACCATATCATTGCATGATTTTTACATTCAATATTATCAAAATTATAAACAAGACACTTTTAATTATAAACTCAGAGAGAAAGTCATTTATACAATTATTTTTTTTCTATTACTGGCATTAATTTATTATCTATATAATAAATAAGATGAACGGAGGGAAAACCATTGCGTCTGGTGGATTCGGCTGCGTTTTTAGACCATCGTTGAAATGTCATTTGGCGAAAGAGAGAGAACCCAATAAAATATCAAAGTTAATGACAATCAAACATTCCTTGGCTGAATACAATGAAATCGTCGTGTTAAAACACATTTTGAATAAAATACCTAATTATAAGCATTATTTTATCATTCACGGAGTCACTATTTGCCAGCCAGAAAAATTGTCAAAATCCGATTTGATTGATTTTAAAAAATGCACTGCCTTGCCGAAAGACCATATTCTTGCAAATAATATTAACAAATCTCTTGACAAATTACTTTTACTCAACATTCCCGATGGGGGGGATGCATTTGACAATTTTTTATATGTGCATTCTGGTTATCATGAAATATTGGAAATAAACAAGGCACTCATTGACCTTTTTCTAAATGGCATTGTGCCAATGAATAACTTGAATGTGTATCACAGCGACCTTAAAGATTCCAACCTCTTAATTTCTCGTGAATCCAGCTCAGGACCGTTGCAAATTAGACTCATTGATTGGGGATTGACTGTTATATACAATCCCAAACATAATGATGGCTTGCCTAAAAATTGGAAGAATAGGCCATTGCAATTTAATGTGCCATTTTCAAGCATTCTTTTTTCGGATACATTTTCTGAGAAATATTCTGCCCTTTTAAACAAATCGGGTGGTGGCGGATTCAAGTTTACCCGGGCGAAATTAATACCCTTTATTGCAAATTATATAAGTGAATGGAATGAATCGCGTGGACCTGGGCATTTTAAATACATTACACACATATTTTTCATGTTTTTTGAAAAAGAGCACCCAAAAGAATCGCACAATGCCAAATTTATTGAAGAAACCTATACCATTCCTTGTATTACAAATTATATTGTAAAAATTTTAATGGCTTTTAAACCTGTCAAGAATTCTTCCGACATGTATATTTTTACGAGTCATAAGTTCCCATTACAAGACTATTTAGACAAAGTATTTATTAAAAATGTGGATATTTGGGGCTTATTAATGTGCTATTATCCAATTATAGAAATTATTTATGACAATTACAAAACCAGCACTGCACATGATTTGAAGATTTTTAATCATATTAAATCATTGTATTTGAATGTATTGTATAAAAACGGCGACAAGATCATTAGTGTTTCCAAGATTCTCAAGGAAATGAATAAAATATCTGCATTGTTTAATTATACACACACAAAAACCAGGCGAAAACATACATCAATCATATTGAGCAATAAATCGCGAAAATCTATGAAATCTACGAAACATCAATCCTCTCGTAAATTAAAATATTTGGATTTTTAGTCAAAGAAGAATTGCGCATTTAGGCACTTCATCAGAGAAGAATTCTTTCTGGTTTAAATATAATAACAATGAAATTGGAATTATTTGTATTGGGCGTTACTGCATTTCTTATTTATAATACATATCACGATGGAAAATATGTAAAAATGATGCTCTCTTGGAAAAAATATTATAAAATGGCATTCTTTGGTGTTATCGGTATCAGTGTGTATTTGTTAATGAAACGAAATCCTGTTCAAGGAAAAAATATGTTGTTGTATGCGAACAACATGGTGAAATTTATGCCAATTGATAAATCGTCAATTGATATGTTCTCTCCAATCTTTGATTTTACAAGTATATCAAGTGATGGCGAATGGGAAGGTGTAGGCGGTGGTGGCGGTGAGAGAAGAATGCTGAATTCAGGCAAAACTGGGACAAAACGCTCTGTAAGTGAAACAAAGAAAAAGTTTGTAGCTGCCCAACAGCAATGGAAATGCGGCGAATGCAATAAACAATTGAATGCATGGTTTGAAGTAGATCATAAAATACGATTGGACAATGGTGGGACAAATGAGGTCTCTAATTTAGTTGCATTGTGTCGTGAATGTCATGGATGCAAAACCGCAATGGAAAATTTATAAGGCAAAGTAAAACAAAATAAAACAAAGTAAGGCAAAGTAAGGCAAAGTGTTTAGATAAAGAAAAGATAATGTACTACTATATTAGTAGAACATGTCTTTGGCTGAATTTCAAAAATATACCAAGGACAATGATGCAATTCAAATGTATCGCGAGGCACTTCAATCAAAAAATGCTGACTTGCTGTTAGCATTGATGAACTCGGTAAGACCTGACGATGAATTTAAGACTGCAACGCAACAATCATTGGCACAGCCGCGTGCATCGTCACAACATATTGTATGCAATGATCCGGAAGTCTATTATCAAAATAGGGGTGAAGGCAATTGTTTGTTTGAAGCTGTTTCTCAAATTTTTTTTCCTTATATGGTCACTGACAAGGAGAATTATAATTCGGTTGATGCGTCTACCGCTATATTACGAGAATTGGTTTTTAAATTTTACCAAGCAATAAACTTTTTCAATGGTTTTGAAAAATATTATGATGCTGCAGAAGTGCGTGAAAAAAATGCTCATTCAAGAAGTATACAAAATAATTATGTGTGGGGAGTAAATGATGATTTACAAATATTATCATTTTTATTTAAATTTAATTTTAAGATTGTCAATGAAACAGAAAATGTAAGAGTATTGCAAAACTCTTATGAAAATAAATATTCGTATCAATTTTGCAATACTATTTTAGGCGCTGGTGGAAAAGGAAACCATTGGGTATTAAAAAAAGAACTCGCGATTGACCCTGATAAAAGAGTCAGATATGATATTGTTGACTTTTATAATATTATTAAAAAATGTGAGAACTATATTGCACAAATACTAACTCCCATGACAGTTGACCAGAAATATAATTTGTATCAATACAGCATTGTCTTGCTTCAAGACGATGAACAGGAACTCCCACAGGCAGTCCCGTCATCTCCGTCGTCTGCATCTTCGTCGTCTGCACCTCCGTCGTCTGCACCTGCAGAACCTACAAAACCAAGATTTACCGAAGAACAGATCAAAGACCTTAAAGATGAGGTATATCCAGAAATTAACAAGTATAAATATTTAATATTAACACCAACTGAAATTAGAAACAATAATAATGAAGTATTTTATCGAGTTGTGCCATTAGATGAATATAGAAAACAAATTGAAGACATAGGTGAAAACACGCCAGACATTCATAATAAGCGAACACGTGACAATTATTATAATCTTAAAGGAATGTTTGACATATATAATGATAATTCTAATTTGATTGTTATTAATATTCGGGGAGATGGAGGATGTTTTTATAATTGTATCGTTTTATTTTTTTTAAGATATTGTAAGTTTCAGTTTCATCCGGAAGAGACCGAACAATTTGTGCATGAATTTAAAGAAAAAGTAATTACTGACATGACTAAAAATCCCACGAGCAAATTACGGATACTTTGTGGTGAAGAGGATTGTGATTTAATGAAACAACTGATGCCTGATATACGTAATGATGACATACCAGACGTGCATTTTGTATTAAATGCACTCGTAAATACATATTACATTAATATAATTATTATTTCATTTGCAAATAGTAATATAGGGTTCAATGATGTTAAATTTAATGGTGATGCGTTGGCAGAAATGCATGATTCACAAATAGAGGCTTCCGGAGATAAAGAAACCCTTGTATTAATAATACAACGTGTGCATTATAATTTAATTTTACATAAAAGTACAGATATAAAAGAGAATAGAATTTTTGTAAACAGTATATTTCAATACTTTAAAAAAAGACCATTATATGATGATGTAAATCGTAATAACATGAATTGTCCCAGATATTTTGCATTGTTAAATCAAATAAACAATGAGTTTCTAATAAAATCTAAAGAAGCAATAGAAGAAGCAGCCGTCTTTGATGAACAAGAAAAGAAAAGACATACACAAGAAGAAGATGCACGACAAGAAGAAAAAAAAAAACGTGACAATGCTGCAAAAGATGCAATAATACAAACGCAAGAACGAGAAAAAGAGAGGGAAAAAGAGAGGGAACAACAAATAGAAGACGACAGTATAACTGCAAAAAAGTTGGCAGAAGAATATGACGCACAAGATGAAGCAGAGAGAAAAGAAGCAGAGGCAGCAAAAGCAAACTTAAAAGCGGCAGAAGACGCACGAAAAGCGAAAGAGGCAGCAAAAGCAAAAATAAAACTAGAACAACGTGCAACAGAAATAGCAGCACGAGAGATAGAACAGGCCAAACAACGAGCGGCAGTAGCAGCCGAAGAGGCAGAAAGGAAAGTACAAATAGAAGAACAAAAACATCAAGCAGAAGAACTAGAACAACAAGATAAAAAACTGGCCAAACAACGTGAAAAAGAGGCGGCTGCACATGAAGAAGAAAAACGGCAAATAGAAGAAGAAGAAAAAGTAAAAGCGGCAACAGCGGCAACAAAAGCAGAAGAAGCCGCCAAACAAGCAGCAATAAAAGCAAAAGAAGAAGCCGCCAAACAAGCAGCAATACAAGCAGCAATAAAAACAGAAGAAGCCGCCAAACAAGCAGAAGAAGATGCCAGAAAAGCAGAAGATGCTATACAAGCAGAAGAAGCCGCCAAACAAGCAGCAATAAAAGCAAAAGAAGAAGCCGCCAAACAAGCAGCAATACAAGCAGCAATAAAAACAGAAGAAGCCGCCAAACAAGCAGAAGAAGATGCCAGAAAAG